GGCAGCTACCTGAACCCCTTGGATCCCTTTACGAGCCATACACTTGACAACTTTGAAGGGGGTAGCAAACCAACCTCAAAGTTCCAGAATCAGTTGAAGAGGGCCAAGGTCAGCCCCGCGGCCTACCTTGCGGCAGCCAAAGAAAAGGCCAAGAAGAAGGGCCTTGCGTATAAGCACCTCGGGTTCAGTAGCGATGACAAGCACAAACTACAAATCCCTAACGCTCAAGGGACGCTGGTCCGCTTTGGCTCCGTGGGACAGGGAGACCACATTCTTTACACATTGTCGCATGATAAGTCCGCCGACGAACACCGGAAGCGGTACTTGGCAAGGGCAACGAAGATAAAAGGGAACTGGAAGTCGGACGAGTATTCGCCGAATAGCTTGGCGATCGCGGTTCTGTGGTAGGCACGTAGGTCACAAGATTCCCAGCGAAATCGTAGAATTGGAACTGTTCTTTTGTAGATTCCATAGGATGACTTCTACAAATGAAAGATAAAATGAACTCCTCAGTATTTGACGATGAAATAGTTAATGGGTACGGCCTGACCCACCGCAGGGGCAGCCGTGAGAGTGAGGGTGAAACTCGCTCCGGCTTGGAGCGTGAGAGTGGCTTGACCATACACGGCAGGAGGACCGGCAACCGTAACGTAGGGCTGAACGGACCAAAGGATGATGGAAGCCGCCGTAATAGACAAGTTCGCCACAACGATCACTGTCTGCCCCGACGCAACAGTGGCAGTGCCAGACTGGGCCGCGCCCGTCAGCTGGACACATTGGGTGCCAGAGTTCGCGACGGGAGACTGCTTCGGGACATCAAGCAGCAGGTTGTCGGCCGTAGCTCCCGAAAGACCAAATAACTGGAGATGCCCTTCGTTCCAACCTCCCCCATTGCCGTTCTGGACCCCGAGCTGGTAAATCGCCTGACCCGGGATGGCTGCGTTCGCAAGTTGTGGAAAAGCAGACTCAGTCCAGACACAATTGGTCAAGACATCCACAGATGTAGGAATCACACCTTGGGTTTGCTCAAGGGCCAAGCCCTGAACAAGTAATCCACCAGTCGCATCCGTAGGCACAACAGAAGACGGAGCAGCACCACCGGAAAGCAATGATGCGGACATTCTATATCATTGCTTAACATTATTTATGGAACCCGAAATCAATCTACATAAGCCGGGCAGAAAGGCCGCTCTTGCCACGGCCAGAGTTACCGCCGCCTGATGCGCCGCCCGTCTTTCCGCATCCAGCCATCCCCGCCGAAGGCCCCGCACCCGTTGTCATACCCTTCATGTGGTGCGCCACGTTGCCAAGGCTCCTGAAGGAACGACCCGCACCGACCAAGCGATCCAGCTCGGTACGCGTCACCATTGAGGCCATCGGGGCCGAGATGATGTCCTGCTCAGAAAGCACACCCTTGATGATACGACTGGAGCCGCGGATGGACTCAAAGAAGCCACTGTTCGCCGTGATAACGTAGAGCGACGGCTGCTGCGCGACCAGAGTGTTGTTCCTGACGGTAATGGAGAACTGGAGCGAAAAGTTACCTACGAGGGACGGGGCCTGTCCTGACTGGAGGGTAATGTCCGTAGAGGGCTTGAGAACAAGAATGCCGCCGTTGAGGGCGACCGTCTGGCCCTGAGTGCGGTTGGCCGCGTAGAAGGGGGCCGTCGCGGGGGTACTCCAAGAGGCCGCAGAAGACTTGCCCTGCCCGATCCAATTCGCATAGTCCATCTCAAGACCGTTGTGGATGGACATCTGGTAGAGCTGCTCGGTCGTAACAGAGCTGAGTAGCCCCGAAAAGTTGTCAAAGTTAAAATTTACTGGGTTCGCGATATTGTCGGCCGCCCGGGTGGCAAGGGGCAAATAAAAATCGCCGTCGCAAGGATTGACGACCGACGGCTTGACGTAGATGATGAGCAGATCGGGGATCTGGGGCAGGGTAATCGTCTGGGACTGAATCTGGCCGGTCTGCCCGGGGTTGATCGCCTGACCGTTTGATGCGCCCTGCGTAATGTAACGGGGAAACTCCATATACGGCACAACCGACTTGGGCGGCAGCGGCACATCCAAACTTGGAGTTAAAAAAGTTACGTTCAGAAAAGAGTTCTGAAAGACGGATGCCGCACCGATGACCGTGTTGTAGGTGGCGGGGCCGACAAACACACCCGCGCGGGAGCAGGATCGGATGAGAGAGGCCGGGCTGGACTTGAAATTCATAATAATTTGTATGTTATTTAAGCCAAAAAGGCCAGTTTCCCACTCATGTTCGTCGGAGAAGATAAAGGGAGAAAGGCAAATGGGTTCCGTGGTGCGCCACTGGACGAAGAGCGTGTAGCTCTGAACACCACCGACTACCGCAGGGGCCAGAGCGGGATCATAGACGGGAACACCGTTGAGGAGACCGTAGGTCGCACCCGCAAAGGCCGGTGTGCCGGGTGCCGTGGAGCCACTAAGAATTACTCCTGCGCCAGTCGTAAAGAAAAGGTTGGGGAAGGCACCGTTGGGGACATTGTCATAATCCGTGGAGTCATTGTAGGCACCGATGGGGTTGTTGAGGGTACCGTAGGCATCATCGTAGGACTGGTACTTGTCCAGCATCGTGGGGGCCGTGCGGATCAGACGATTCTTCTTGTAGTCCGTGAGACGCAGAATAGGGTTCAAAACGTCCTGAGAATTAATAACACTTGTAGTGTCATTTATAGTGGCCGAAATTGTTGAGCAAAGCTGGTTTAGCGGGAGGGCGGCAAGGGCAAAGTCACGGCCGGGAACGGCGATGGGCTGACCATAGACCTGACCCGGCGGGGCCAAGACGGCCACGGGCAGGGCCATATTCACCGTAGAGGACCAGAGAAGCTTTCTATCCACGAACACGTTTTCGGACGGAACATACACGTTATAGGTGTGCTGGGAGGACGAGGCCGCGATGGCTGCGAAAGGAGCGTTTGTCACGGAAAGGGCGCCTTTTTCCACGGCGTACTTCGGCCGGGACTGGACGATGCGGGGGTCCATTACAGTCAGCTTCTCAATGTCGGAACTCATCGTATAACTATTGTTGAGGTTATTTTCGGGACAGAAATACTAATCTATTTCCCGCCCTTGTGCTTCTTGCGAAACAGACACTTGACTGACACCGAGGACAAGTTATACATGTTAATAGGGTAGAGGTTCCCATCCAGCCTATGCTTCCAAAACACCTGAATGTCAATGTTACGGATCTCCTGCTTGGAGCTGCCGAAATCGGTCATACGGTATTCGGCGACGGGCGAATAGTAGGTGAATTGACGGTAGGCCTCAGGCCCCGCCGTACTTGTGTCCAAGGCAATGTCCGTAATGATAGGCTGGAAGGCCGAAAGGCTCGTCGGGGCCGAATCGCCCAAGTTGCCCGTACCAAGGACGTTGGGCTGCCCCGTGGCCTCATACCTGATCGGAATGAGGGTCGTTGTGAAGACAATAGAGGCGATCGGAGACCATAGGGAGCCGGTACTCTGGTAGTCCTGCTCTTGCCGATAATAGACCTTCTGACTGGCAATCGGCACCACACCAAGGGGCGGCACACCCGCATAGGGTGCCAACCGGTAATCCACTATGTTCTGATAAAAGTTGTTGTAGAAGAGAATCTCGTAGGTGTAGCCGAACGGGACAGGATTCGGAAAGAGTTCCTGCGTGAGGTTCGTGGTGTTCCAGTAGTCCGAATAGAAGTTGTTGAGGAGACCGTAGAGATTCGTGTTGAAGAAAAGTCGCATCTTTGGCTGAGTCTGAGGAGAGGCCACCCCTGCGACGTAGGGAACGGCCGTGAAATTCGTGATCCGGGTGCCAAAGCCATCCGAATCTGCGAAAATGCTGAAGAGACGGCTCTTGTTATCGTAGGTCAGCTGCGGCTCATTGACATAGGCCTTGAAGTTGGCGTAGGTCGGGAAGGGAAACGGATCGGTGAGACCGGCCGTGGCCGCCCACTGAGCCGCGAACTGTGTGTAGAGAAGCGTGTAGGCCGTCTCCACCTGCGTCTGAAACATAGAAACGAAATGCGTAAATGTATTGACGTAGTAATAGTCGGTGGTAATATCCTGCTGCCTGAGGGGAGGTGCGGGGACGGGAGCCACGAAGGTGTTGTAGTTCTCAGGCAGGAAATCCATATGCGTAGGGTTCGGCGTGATGGCGAATGCGATGGGACCCAGAACAGTGTTCCACGTCTGCTGATACGTAATGGCCAATTTGTAGGTCGTCTTATTTACATCCGTCTGACCCAGTTCAATCGTGGGAATCAGGATAGGCAGATCCAGTCCCGGCCCGTTCATCGTGAAGCGAACGATCGTGAAATCATATTTGGAAGTGTCCGATACCAGTGCCGTATCACGAGTCTCGTTAAAACGAATCTGTGGATCCGGTGGCACGTTTCCTGCTACTCCCAGCGTATCGGCTGACGTATTGTTGATGATGTCGGCGTTGAAGTAGATGTAGTCCGGAAAGCCGTCATCGCCCATCCCTTCATTTACCACATTGGACCTACGGGTGAATGACATTCTATACTACTCGCCGATATTTATTTTCTTAGCTTATTGAACGTCTGCTCTACCACGAACTCATCAGGTGTCTTGCCCGTCTCCTCAATCATCGCATTGTACTGATCAATATCCTTGTTGTCGTACATGAGTCGGACGGCTGAGTGACGGCCGCACGTGGCCACGTTGGGACTCTCCCGCTGAAAGTCGTGCGTGTTGTAATAGACGGGCAGACCAGTGGCTCGGAGAAGTCGTGTCAGGTCGGGACGCTCAATATCATATTCCTCCAAACGGTTCCTTCCGAGGCCCTTTTTCTGAGTCTCAGGCTTGTCCCCGTAGGGATCAAAGAACTCTATCATTTTGGGCCGCTTGAACAGTGCCGTCCAGTGACCACTCGTCGGGCCATTATTGGGGAACAGAAGAATCGCACGACCTCGCTTATCAAACAGTTCATTTGCGTCTTTGAGATCCTTTAATTGTGGATAATTCCATATCTTGATGCCTCGGCCGAGCAGACGGCGAATATCGCCGTCGCTTAACGCATATCGTTGCGCCTCTTCCATTCTATCCTTCCAAAATATTTTATCTTCCCATTAGAAAGAGATGGCGGTCCCCTACGCAAATTGGACTGCTTACAACCAATATCAGGTTGGTGATGTCGTAAATTATAGCGCATTCGCGTACGTAGCCCAGCAGGTTTCATTCGGTGTGCCACCCTTTCCGGTGAATCCAGCGTGGGTTCTGCTCACCAGCATCGGTTCCGTGAATGGCATTCAGACAATATCCCAGTCGGGTAACTCCTTCAGCCTCAACAAGGGCGGGGGGTCTGCGAATGTGGCGACAACGACTACAGTCGCTGCCACGGCGCAGAAAACGACGGCTCAGAATTACAATGACGGCGGCGGCGCGGGGCTTGAAATTACGGACTTTGAATCTGATGTCTTTGTTGGGAATCTTGGTGGTACTCCTCGTAATTTGACCGTGAATGGCTATGCGGAACTTTACCAGATCCGTGATTCGGTGGGGGCCGTAGGAGCCGTCGGGGAAGTGTTGGGCATTGACCCTGCGGGAGCCGCGGGAGCGCTACTCTGGCAAGTGGGTGGCGGTGGCGGGGGTGGATACGTCGGCTACGGGACATTTACATACAATAGCTCGGTGCCTCCTTTTCCCACTGGCACTTGGTTCCTATCTGGCAACACCCTCTACATACAAGACGATCCTGCGCAGCAGACCTTTCTGAACGCGCTAACGCAGATGATTGATGCGCAAGGCACGGCCTCCCTCACCATTTGGCAGTCTTCAAGCGTTAATCTCTCCAATATCGCCACGGCCTATGTTTTGGCAGGGGGTGTGTATTCTTTTTCTGTTGCCGCAACGGTCGGTATCCTTTGGAACTCCGTGCCTACGACCTTTTACCTGTATCCTACGCCTATTGAGGGTCCCACCGGCCCCCAAGGTCCCACGGGTCCCGCAGGTCCTTTCTCACAGGCCCTCGCCAACAAAATCCTTGTGACCGAGACACCCGACCCCTCAGGGGGAGTCGTGAATTTGCTCTGGATTGGCGGCCAAGCCGCCAACGTGTATGTCCCCTATGGCGTGGGGACTACCACCACGACCCTCGCTCCCGCCTATCCGGGTCCAAGTGGGGGGTGGAACTTCAGCAAGACCTACTTGGCGGAGAGTGCGGCATCCCTTGTCAGCGGCAAAACGTATGTCATCGTAGCCGTGGGAACGGGGGTGAATTGGGTGGCGATGGGAGCAGCGGCAGCCACCGCTGGGACTGCGTTCTTGTACAACGGGACTCCCGCCGTTGGAACAGGTGGCACGGCCTATGCCACCACCAAAATTTCGTGGTATGCCCTCAATGCCCTCTATGGAGAGTCGTTGCCTACTTCCACTATCCCGTCTATCGCTATGAAAAAGAAAAACCTCCGCAATGCGTGGTTCTTGGTCAAGATGAACTCGGATGTATCCCTTCAAGGCTCCATCGCAATCCAGATTGAGACCTATGCCTATCAGTATGGCAGCAACACAACGAACGACTACACGGGTCGGTGGGCGTACTCTATGCCGCTCCAGCAGAATGTGGGGTTCAACGCAGCCGCCGGTCAAGATATTAGTGGAACAGTGTTGGGTCGCAGCTTTCCTCGTCTCCGCTCGGGCTTCACCTACCTGTTCTATGCGGGAGATATGAGTCCAGCCTACCTCCCCCTCCCTCTCAATGCGGGATCTTACGCCCAAGGTGGGTCGGCCCTCTTTGCCCCGTCGCAAGTCAGTACCGAAAACACCCTTCGTGATCCCTATGAACTCTACACAACCTACCCTCATTTCGGAATGACCTCCACGGCTTACACACCCAATGCGGTTCAGCCCACCTACGGTGGCTTAAATCCCTATACAGACCCTGCCGATGTGGAAGTCGCTTCCATCTACCTCAACACCGATTCTCGGTCTCCTCCTGTTGGGATAGGGCAGCAGACGATGGACTTTACTGTGACGGCGTTCGGCTACAGTGGTCTCGTGGAGGGTGGTGGTGAGCAGACGTTTAGTTATACGACCTCTTATGGCTTTTCTTAGTAAAGGTCTAAACCTCATATCGGGAAGGGGGTCAAATGGTAAGACCTACTGGAGAGATCTACATTCATCGCCAAAAGCAGCGCTTCGCAGTCTGTGTAAAGCATTTCTGGTTGGGAGCCTATGACACCCTCGCAGAGGCCATTGAGGTACGCGATACATATTTAGCGAAGATCGCTATCGTGGGAGGGGTTTCCTGAAATGAAGCTCCAAACACGCGATTTTGCCCACTGGGGCGCACTCATCTTCTGCGACATCGGGGCCTTCACATTTTTTTTGTAGCTGCCCTTCATTCTCACGCTAAGGGGGTCCGTTTTGTAAGCCCCGAGTCCGCGCCGATACACTTGGCATAGCACATCCACTGAGTAACCGGAAATCTCGCTGAGTTCTGGAATGGAGTATCCACGATCCTCCAGTCCATAATATTCCAAGACTTGCTCACGTTTGGTCTTCATGCTATAATGGCTTCTCTTTTTTCTTCGGCTTTTATCGCCTCAATCTTCGTGTCCCCCTTTGGGGTTACGTTGTCTATTTCTAAGGAGATTGTTTTGGTTGCCCCGCAGCAGGTACTGCGGAGCCGTTTGTGATTGACCGCCCCTATGATGATGCCCCCTACTATAAGAGCAAGGCTGAGCCACGAAACGATCTGTGTTCCCAAGGCCGTGTCAGCCATTTATAAGGTCGCAGAAAATAAAAGACCGAGTAGATGGACCCCCTACTGACCGAGAACCCCGACCGATTCACCCTGCTGCCCATTGTGTATAGGGATCTGTACAAAATGTACAAGAATATGGTCAGTTGTCGCTGGATCACCGAGGAGGTGGATGTCAGCAAGGACCGTCCCGAATTTGATGCTCTCGGAGAGGGCGAACGTCATTTCATCAAGTCCATCCTCGGTTTCTTTGCCGGGTCGGACGGTGTTATCAATGAAAATCTATGCGCCAACTTTGCCAATGAGATCCAGATCCCAGAGGCCCGTGCGTTCTATTGTGAGCAGATGGCCAATGAAACATGCCATTCGGAAACCTATGGCCTCTTAATTGACACCTACATATCGGATCGTCAGGAAAAGCTCAAACTCTTTCGTGCCATTCGCACGATGCCCTTTGTGGCCAAGAAGGCTCATTGGGCAATGAACTGGATGACGCGCGATACCTCCTTTGCCTCGCGGTTAATGGCCTTTGCCATCGTGGA